CGACCAACCTAATCAAACTTGGAAAATTTCCGATGAATCATCGAACCCGACGATTTTTGACGAAACACACCAAAGTTTCTGCTAAGGAACAACGATTTGTCGAACGACTGACGAAGAAAGCTATCTATTCGATATGCCCACCCTCACTCGCCCGAGAAGCTATTCACGGCTACCGCCGCTCCGCAACGGATCCAAAATCTGGAGAACAAGACTTCCTCAAGACAGACCTCCCTTACCATGATGTCCCAAGAGACTTCCATTACAAAAGAGCCCTCCGCACCGTAGAAAAGATGTTCCGACCTACCCGTCGACTCAAACCAATATCTTTCCCTGATCTAAGGTATTACCCTTGGACCCTACCCACAAGCGCAGAAGCGCCCTTCACTGAAAGCAAGTTCTGGCAAGACACCATATTACGCAAAGCAAGAGAAGGAGAAATAGATTCGCATAGGATGAGTTTTCATAACTTATACAACGAGATCTTCCACATCAACAGACAACTAGTCCACGACATCAAATATGGACGCAAACCGTTCTGGAACGATAAAGGAGAACCCGTGCCGTACGAATTCACCTACCTACACTCACGCTCCCACATGGTCCGAGAAGACAAGCCCGACAAGATCCGCGCCGTTTTTGGAGTCCCAAAACTCTTATTAATGGTAGAACAAATGTTCATCTGGAACCTCCAGAAAGATCACCTCAACCGACCGCTTGGTACTTCCCCCCTACTTTGGGGATACGAAACAATTCGTGGTGGATGGAACAAACTAATCCAGACACTATCGACCAAACCCTATAACATGATAATCTCCGCCGACTGGAGTGGCTTTGACCACAAAGCACTACACGAAGTGATAGATGATGTTCATGATATTTGGCGATCTTGGTTCGATTTTGACAAAGGCTACGAGCCCTCGAAATCAGACAAGTACGACTACACCAACACAAAATCTCGCGAAGAGCAGATTGACAGACTATGGCAATGGATGTGTTATGCTATCAAACATACACCCATCAAAGCCGAATCTGGCAACATGTACCAATGGAAATGGAATGGAATAGCCTCTGGCTTCCAACAAACCCAACTCCTTGATTCATTTGTCAACGCAATCTACCTCCTCACCTGCCTTTCCGCCCTCGGAATCAATATCGATGGAGACCACTTTCAAGCCTATTTTCAAGGCGATGATTCAATATGTGCGTTCCCTGAGATGATACCCGACAAAAAGCAGTTCATCGAGAACTTATCGAAAGAAGCGAAAAGAAGATTCAACGCAGATCTCTCCCCAGACAAAACTACCTACGGAGATATACCTGACGATGTTGAAGTCCTTTCCTACCGCAATCGATCCGGTTTAGCTTACCGACCTGAAGCCGAGCTACTCGCTCACCTACTCTACCCCGAAAGACCCCGCCGCCCTGCCGAACACGCCGCCGCCGCCGCTGGCATTGCTCAAGCCGCAATGGGATGCTCCCGACACGTCTATGACGTTTGTTTGGATGTATTTAACTTTTTAACTAAGGAGATAGGAATCACTCCCGCCTGGAAGGAGACTAGCCCAACCCACACTACTCCCTACCAGATGGATGTTCATGAGATGCCCTCACATCTGAAAACGTTCTTACAGAACTTTGACGATAGAAGACGCTCAGAACAAGACAAACAAAGACTTTGGCCCACCGAACCTACTGGTGAGATCAACTTCTTATTCCTCAATCCCTAGTTTTCCCTGGGAATTTGAGCTTTGTTTTATT